CACCAATACGTCCCCCGGGAATGGATGAAAGACCCGGAAACATGGATCAGGGCAATGAGTCAAGGATATACGATTAGTAAGTAAATAACCAACCACTGACCACCCGACATAACACCGGGTAGAAAGGAAATTGAAAATGGAAAAAATCAGGGTATATTCAAAAGAACGAGGAATCAGGGTATTAAAAGAAGGTATTACATTAACACAATATCAAGAAAAACATCCAGACGCTATTATGGTCAATAAGCCTCCATGTATTAAGACATTAGAAAAATGGTCAAGTGATTGCGGATGCAAGGCGATTGATGGATGTTGGGTTGAACCGGATGGTCATTGTGGACATGGACATCCATCATGGTTATTGGCTTTAAACTTTATTTAACCCTAACCTTGAAAGGAGATAAGAAGATGCAAACAAAATTAACAGTGGGAATGATTAAATTTTTAGATTCAAGGAATGGTCAAGATTTAATCAAATCAGCTCATGATTTTAGAATTGCTTATGGTCTTAGTTATGAAGAGACATCTTATTTAATTCAAAAATGGATGGATATTCCAACAATCTAACCCCTAACCTTGACCTGAGCAAGTCTTAAACCGATTAAGAGGTAAAACATAATGAAAATCTTAAAAGGCCACATATCCCCTGAAACAGCTTATATTGTGGACGACTATCCGTACGGGTTCAGACTTCGATGCAAAATAAGATACTGGCTAGACCACGACTCCCGAAAAGGGACCCGCTTCTTTTCTCAAACCACCAACCCCAAGATTCAAGGCCGCGAGGTATGGAATAAACCGAAAGCCTCCACCTATGCTTATATTGCTGGCTGTATATTTCTCGACGAGGAAGGCTATACCCAATGGACGGGATTGACCGAATATTCATCAATCGAACAATCGAAGACCTGGCTTGAAACCTACGAAGAAGGGCTACCGGAAGCGATCAAAGAACGAGTAAAAACCTGGATTCAGAAGAAAGAAGCATTTCAGAAGGCCCTGGATGAAGGAAAAGTTAAAATCACGATAAGCTCAGGATACCAGAACGCTTAACCCATAGCTGGCCTATCGGCTGGACGGGGAGAAAGGACTGCTAAAAATGACAGTATATCCAGAAGAATTTATAAAAGCCTATGATGTCAAAGAGAAAATGTTCCGGGATAAGGCAGCGCGCGACACCGAAGCCCTGCAATTAAGAAAAGATGGATGGAACGTCACCGCCAAGAAATTCACCTTTGACGGCGACGAACGGTTTTTTATAACCGCCCAGAGGAAGAAGGGAGATTGATAAAATGAAAAAATTCAACCCTACAAACGAAATGATTGAAGCAGCTAAAACCGTCTTTATGACAATGGCCTACACCGAAACCATTAAACCCATTATTGCCAAAGAATGGACAGCAAAAGGGATGCAGGATCAGATCATCCTGAACCCCGATCAAACCTACCTCTTACAAGATTCAGACTTCCAGGTTTATCTTCAAGAGACATTCAAGGCACGGGATAAGGCAGGGTTAAGGGTTGACAACCCCGAATTTTGCCCTTTACTTGTGGCCGAGGACTTACAACGCCAGGCCGAGCGCGCCCTCATAGAAGCAATGGAACCAGTGACCCACCTGGAACCCGCCCGACTCTATGGCGATAATCGGAAAAAATTTCTTGACCTAACCCTTAAATTACTCGCTCCGTTTGTGGGCAATGCAAAGGAGATTTTAACCCCATGACTCAAGTTTTCCTTAGTCTAATTTTTGCGGTCATTATCCTTTGGACGATTTTTATCTTGACCGTTAACTTTAAACATTTTCCGGTTAAGTGACCGCTCCATGAAGGGAGGATAAAAGATAATGGAAAAACCAAGAATAGTAATCACCTTAGAAGGAGGACTCATTCAAGGAATTACAAGTGATCAACCTGTTGAAATCTTAGTGCTAGACTTTGATGCATCTGATTTCGGAGGGGAAGATGACGACATCACCACAATAGAGACATACCCAACGGGGAAGGTAGAGCAAATATATAATACCTGCCCTTATAAAGCCGATATATCAGAGGATTTTGTAAACCATTTCTTTAAACAGTTTTAAGGAGAAATTGGGAGTTATGCAAACCTTCACACACCGCGATAAAACCTACATCACCATAAACGGGAAAGACTATTTCCTTGTCAGGGGATACCAGGAGGGCCAGCGATACCGATCCGACTTCGCTTTCATTCAAGTCTACGGTAAAACCCCGCTCCACCCCGAAGACCTACCCGCCGACTCCTGGGCTCTCATCAAGACAAAAATCAAAGCAGATCCGCCCTGGATATTCACAGCCTACAACCCTAAATTTTTCGACTATGACGGGGTTAAGGAAGGTATTTACAAAAAGCTCATCTTTATGGGTATGACAGAGAAAGCCAGTCTCTATGTGGCTCTTGACCGGATACGCCAAATCTATCGGCTAAAGGTGTCTGATGAAGCCCTGGCGAAGTTAACCTGTAGGTTGATGAAGGAAAAACCATATTACTTTGAAACCGTCCAAGATCAAGGTAACTCAGGAGTACCGGCTATTCAGGTCGAATTTGACCAGTGGAAAATGGACAGGAAGAGGGCAGGGGAAATGTTTGGAATTAAAGAGAAGGGAGAACAAGACCATGTTTAGACCTTGCTCAAAGAGTGAACCCTGTCAAGCCAGGGAAGAACCAGTCTTAACCATCCAGGAAAGACAGGCCGAGATTAAGCAGGCCTACCTTGCGGGAGAGATGGACCAGCGTCATGTTGTAATTGAATTTTACAGGATTTACAGCAGTCACTTTCTGGCCTTTCTCAGACTGATTGACCAGATGAATGATGAAGAGGTTAGCACAGTCTATGACAGATTAGGGATTCAGAAGATAATGGAGGGATAGGACAATGACCGAACCCGAGACCATACTTGACGACTCTGGACGGGAAGCCAATAAGGATTTAAATTTCCGCTTGTGGTCCAAAAGTAAACACGCAGGATATCTGACTCCCATGAAACTGGCGAATGTTTTATTCGCTATGGTGGTTAATTGCCTACCAAGCAATGATTTCATAAAAAAGTTAAAAGTCCTTGACCCGACTTGTGGAACCGGAAGACTTCTCTATCCATTTAAGAGGCAAGGAGCCAAGGTTTTAGGGATCGAACTGGATAAAGAGATATCATCGAAGGCAAAACAGTTGTTAGGAGGTGAATCTGTAAGAACAGGCAGTATCCTTGACTATGCCAAACACCTAAAAGGAGATTTTGATATAGCCGTCACCAACCCGCCCTTTGGGATTCTCTGGAACCAGGAAGAGACCGACTTTGAATTTGAGGACGGTTTATCCTATGCTAAGAACATTGAGAGCCAAAATGCAACGATCCAAATCTGTAAAGCAGCGTTAAACTATCACGGCTATCTCTTCGCCATTATTCCAACATCGTCTTTTACTAACACAAAAGATGCCGGTCTAAGGCAATACCTTTATAAGAACTTTAAAGTCCTCTTCAGAGTCACCATTAATGGACTATTTAAGGATGAATATAAAATCGATGTCCAGGTCGATTTAGTGGTTTGCAGGGTGAACCGTTATGACCATCACTGTTCATCAGGATTCAGAGAAATTGAGATTGACGCCAATGACCCGCTTCTTGAGAAGAAGATATTAGATGCTTGGTCTACAGTTAAAGGAGAAGGATTTGACAGATTTGCCCTCTCAGATTCAGAAATCGATGTTCCCTACCTCGACAACCTCGTTGAAATAAACACCATAAATAATGTGGAAATTACCGCAAGGGGAGTGAGGGGAGACCCGACCGCACTTGCCATGATGGATTTTTACAATGATACTCTGGACTTCTATAATCCGGTAGTTGGTAGACCCACCGGACTAACCGAAGCCTACCTTGAAAGTCCCGCACTCTGTAAGAGGGGAGTTGACAGGGCAGGGCAGGTACTGAAGCAATTAGGTTTTGACTTGACAATCAGTGACGCTACACGTAAGAAAATCGAGGTCCTAAAGGAGAAGTTTAAGTTGCTCTCGATCCCGCTCTATCCGCCAAAGGATCATCAGCTTTTGGCTTATTTCGACGAAAGAGAATACATCGCCAGGGCAGACGTCTATGATGAGGTAGAGGAGGGGAAGTATAGACAGGATCACCGGGACAATGGAAAGAATGGGAAGAATGGAAAACAGTTTTTGCTCTTTAAAAAAGGGAAGCAGTATCTAATCAGGCCCTCATGGGTTAGACAATCAGAGGTCACGGGAATAAATGTCATAGGGGAAGGCAATCAACAGAAAACTATCACAACGTCCATCGATCGGGGATTTTTATCAATCGAAGCAGAAACAGAATTAGGGAATCGGGCCTTTAGGGAACCCGAACCCTTAGAAGTAGCTCTATTCCTTGAGGCATTTCATTTACCGGAAGTGAGAGACATTTCAGAAGAAAAACCCGAACTGGTCAAGCAATGGAAAGATAAAATCATCAAGAAATATCCAGCCTTATCAGGAGATTTTGACTACCAAGCCGAGGATTTGGCCCGAGTCCTTACTAAAACAAAAAGCGCATACATAGGCTACGATATGGGTGGGGGAAAGACGCTCTGTTCATTTGTCTTTAATGCGATCCGCAATGTCAAGCGGGTCCTTGTGATTTGTCAGTCCTCATTGGTGGATAACTGGATTAACGAGGCCAACAAGTTTGGATTTAGAACGGTCAGACTAACAACCCACCATGCCATTGACCTCTTACAGCAATCCATCAAACGAGGGGATACACGGGAAGGAACGAACTTTTACATCACATCATATGAATTTCTTTCCCTTGATACAGGCAGAGTTTATGATCCCTGGAGCTGCATCAAGTATGACCAGGATGGAAATATTAAACATGAGGTACACGGCAACACCAGCCGGGTCTGTCAGGGATGTTCGACCGAATATGCCTCGACTCAAAAAGTATGTCCAAAATGCAAGGTTAAGGAAGAGTGGACAGGTGAAAACTGTACGAAGTGTGGGTATTCCGCTTATAAGTATTCATCGAAAGAGTCGATTAAGCAGTATCCCGCATATAAACGTATCAAAAAACTGTTTCGATCTGTCATCATTGATGAGGTCCAGCAGGCAAAAAGTAAAACCTCATTCCGAGGTCAGGCCGTCCGCTCCATCCATGCCAAATCAAGACTTGAATTGACAGGTACTTTAATGAAGGGATATATCACCGACACATTCTTCAACATCGGATACATCACCAGACACAATAACCCGCTATTCCCTTACCGATTTGACAGGAGAGGGAGTAAGATTTTTGCCGAGGAGTTTTCGACATTCAAATTTAAGGACATTGAATTTGAAACCACGCTTCACAAGGGGAGAAAGAAGGAATTACCAGAGGTGTCAAATCTTAACAGGTTTTGGAAAATTCTTTCGTCCTTTACCATCCGAAGATTGAAAGACGAAATGATTAAACTCCCAGAGAAACACAGAAGAATACTTGCACTTCCGCCGGACCCGGGACACGTAACCGAATACGGGATCGCGGTCGAGAAAGCAGAAGAAATGATCGACAGAGAGTTAAGGAAACCAGAAACAGAGGTAAACATGGGAGTAATCAGCAAAGCCCTATGGTCTATGAGATTCGCCGCCACCATTCCGAGAATCGCACCAGAGGCAAATGTTAAGGTCAGAAAGGCTATTGAGATCGTTGAAGAGGCCAGGGCCAAAGGGGAAAAGGTTCTGGTTTACTCAGCACTCAGAGATATGCAAGCGACCCTGCACAAATCGTTTGAGAATAGGGGGATTAATCATATTTTTGTACCCTCTACCATGCAGACCAAAGACCGATTCAAAAATATCAAAAGATTTCAGGAGGACCCCAACATCACCGCAATAGTGGCAGGCCTGAACGTCCTAAACCGAGGATTCACGATCAATGCTGCCAACCATGTTATCTTTACCGATGTCGAATATTCACCGGAAAGTACAGACCAAGCCGAGGACAGAGCACACAGGACAGGCCAGGAGAAACCCGTAACCTGTTATTATCTTTTGCTCGATTGGACACCAGAAGAACAAAACATTGATTTTAAAATGTATAATCTTATCACGCAAAAGAAGCGAGCTATCTCCAATGCCATTGACGGACGGGTAAGGTTCGGGAGAACGGCCAATGTATTGAGGGCAGGAGGGGATTATCTTGCAATCGCAAAGGCAATGACAGGGAAGGAAGAAGACCCCGTTGAATTTGAGTACGAGAAAGGGGAAGCGGCAATAACCGAACCGGAGCCTAAATTGAGCCCAGTTGTAGTCAAAACAGAGTCCAACGGAAAGTGGAATACCCTATATCATGAAGTTAATCGAAACCATAATCATGAAGCCAAAAAAGACGAGAAGCAGATGGAACTATTTTTTTGCCAAGAGACTATACAGACCGTAGAAAGGAGGTAAAATCCATATGAAAACCGCACCTAACCCATACTTAGACGTAGAACCCAGACCCGAATTCTCTGGATATGTCGAGAAGTGTCTCCATGATCCGAGTTCAAAGAAACTCTGTGTTTTAGGGAACCTACTCCTATGCTCCCATGACTCATACCATGAATGCCTCGAAGCTCATGGTAATGGAAAACGTCAGGCAAAGATCATTGAGGCCCAACCACCCCAACCAGAAAGTGACACCGATGTCACTTTCTCCATTGAGGTCGCTACGCTTCAACTTCGTTTCTTGATCTCCAATGACACACGAGAAAGTCTTTCTCTTGCAAAACTTCTCGTCCAGACCTATGACACATTCTTTAGAAAAAAGAAAAGGGAATTCAAGATGTATTTGGAACGAACCGTCTACTATGACTACGCATATGCAATGCGATTAATCAAGGCTTACAACAACCCATTGCTCATCGAATTTTGGAACGAGCTAGGCACACACAAAACCCTACTCTGCAATAGGATCAAAGACCTAACTCCTGATACCATTATAGAGATCATTCCTATGACGACCCGAGAGGCCAGAACTTTTCTGTTCCCACCGTCCGTAAAGCAACCGAAGAAGACAAAGGGGAACCTTGACGAGCTAATAGAAAGCCTTCAAGTCTTCGATTTGGTTCCATTAAACCATGATGACCGTCTCCGTCTAAGAACGGTTCTGAGGACAATGCTCGAGGAGGTAGAGCCATGATAATCGAAGGACTCCATTGCATCAAGGTAAGATCAGCGAGGAGGAAAACCTATGGAAACAAAACTTAATGGTATCTTGGAAGCCTTTTTCGAATCCTATATTGCCGAACGACATCCCACCGCCAACACACTATCGAATATGAGATCGGTCCTATCAAGATTCCTTGAATACGAGCAAAAGATGGGAAGGACGGATATCGGAGAAGTCACACGGGATGACGTAATTTCCTATCTGAACCAGTTAGAAATTAGAACCTCGTCCAAAAAGACACACAAGATTTTTATTAGTGTATTTTTGAACTTTCTCTATCAAAGGGGTACAATTTCGAGCATTGGTCCAATACCGTACAAGGGACCAGCCGATATTCCAAGGGCTCCACAGAAGGATTTATCCAAATCTGAAATCGCTTCTATGATGAAGAAGGCCCACAAACTTGAAGGGATTGATAAGGTTATCTTTTATCTCCTCATGACTCGACCCATGAGAATAGGGGAGTTAATCAAACTCCAGCCCTCAGATATAGACTTCATATCGAACACGATTACCATCAAACAAAGCAAGAATAGAGAGACCCGCATACTCTCTATACCAGAGGTAATCAAATCCGACATCGAGGGATATTGCAAGGTAAGCGGGACGATTCTTGGAATTTCAAAAAGGACTGCATTCCGTCGTATTTTGCAGATCTTTGAGCGATTAGGTGTTGATCCAAAAGGCAGGGGGTCCCATACATTCCGTCATACCATCATAGGTAGAATGATTAGATCGTTAAAACTTGATCCAGCCATGGTTGCAGAGATGGCCGGTAATTCAACCAAAACCATCTATGACCACTACATGAAGGGTATAGACAGGGATGGCCAGAGGGAGGCAGAGAAGACCCTTGACCAGATGATTATTAAGTGATCTCTAATTTTCTTTTGATTTTTATCTCGACTTGGGTTAAATAATCGTTCAGGTAGTATTGTTTAAGAAACTGCAAATTCATTTCGAAGGCAACGCTAAACCGTTGAAGCACGGATATCGAAGGCAACCTTATGCCAGCTTCAATCATGTAAAGATAATTTGGACTGATTTGCAATCTTTTGGCCAAATCCGTCTGACTGAGATGATGTCCAGTCCGCATCATACGAATAAGCCTGGGAAGACGACTTGACCTAAGTGAAAACTTTTCCATCCGTCGTCACCCCGGCCATTGCCTTTAAGAGACGCAATATCTATGCCGGAAGGAGACGCACAAAATGGAACACCGAAAGATGGTGTAAAAGGTTTACATAATATACATACTTTTCCGCTTTGCGAATCGAATTTCATAGTAATTTCAATATCTAATGCCTTTAGGTATCTACTGAGTTTTGTTAGAGAAATATTATCAATGGCATTTTCGATAGACCAAATCGTTTTCTGTGAAGTTCCCATTCTCTGAGCCATTTCCACCTGTGTTAAGCCAGTCGATTCCCGGATTAACCGGAGCTTTTCCGCTATCTCCCGATTTATAGAATCATCGAACCCGTATCGCTTAGGACGATCATCACCTTGTCTCATTTTTGTCTCCCAAAAATAATTCTTGACAAATATTCCATCATGGTGTAAGGTGCTTCCAAACTCCAATTTTAACACTTTTAAATTTAGTGTCAAATAAAAAACATGAAAGGAGACCTCTAATGATCGGAGACAAACTATTTCGCATTTTCGATGGAGAAGATTGCAAACTTTCAGATTTCATTGAAAAAACCGCCCTACTGGACAAAGAGTTCCATGATTCATATGCCGCCGTGGTATTCGAATCCCCAGAGAAGGCCGATAAGTTAGAATGGGATCTCCCCAATCTTCTCGATCTCTATGCCTCCCTGGCATTTTTGATCGGCTTCGTTATAGCAAGCGAAATAGAGATCACCCAGACTGATGCACTCTCGGAAATAAAAGTAATTTCATCAATGATGAAAGAAGGTAATGTCCTCCCGTACTTTCCCGTTACGATGGGACTTTAATCCTCTTTTCTGATTCTCGGCTTTGCCCGTGGCGGCAAAAGTTCATTAGGATCGATTCCAAAATGGTCACGAAGTTTAATCAACATCTCGATGCAAAGAGTCCTTCGACCCCTTTCGTAGTGGGAGACCGCGCCGAGTTCAACCCCAAGCACTTCACCCAGTCTGTGTTGGGTGAGTTGGTTTTTTTCTCTAATCTCCCGAAGGCGTTTCCCGATATAAATATCTATCTCGTGACTTTCTTTATCTTTCATTTGTTCCTCCAACTATACAAAATTATATAGTAATTATTTAATGGCATACCGCCATCTGAATTTTATTGTTGACTTTTTCTCTACAATCTGTATAATGAGTAAAACTTGATGAGGGAATAAAATGGATAAAACGGGAAAGGGTAAGTATCAACGGCTTCCCATTGGGATGCAGGAAGCGGTGGTCGAATATGCCAAGAAAAACGGAATCACCTTTAACCAAGCCCTTATCCATCTGGTAGCCCAAGGATTGCACTTCAGAAGAATGGTTGATAGTTTTCATATTGATCATTATACAGAAAGCGAGATCATAAAGCAATAGGAAACTTGTCAAGAATTCATAACAAACCATAACCAAAAAGAAAGGAGGTGGTAAAATGTTTACGGTTCTTACTTATCTCTTTGTTTTTATAGTCGGTATCATCGTGGGAGGTCTGATCTGGCGGAATAACGCCAAAAAGTTTGAACGTCTCGAAAAAGCATATGGGGCCAAGGTGGAAGCTGTTATCGGCGCGGTGAAATAGTAACCGGGATGACCAATATGATCTCGCTTTCTGTATAATGATCAATATGAAAACTATCAACCATTCTTCTGAAATACTAAATCTCTCTATTGGGTGGAGGGGCCTTGCTCGATAACAAGATGGCATTGAACTACTCTTGCGACAACCTGCCTAAAGGGTCAAGATCACCCGTGAAACCCAATAGGGAAATTTTTCTAAAGGGAAAAAATGTCAAGACAAAGACGTATGTTGTGGGCTTCGGTTTCAACTTCAATTAAGGTTAATAATCTTTCCCTAAAAGCCGCCCTCCTATGGACGTGGGCAATACCACGTTTTGACGATGAAGGATTTCAGGAGGGAAATCCATTCGCTATAAAAGGTAAAATTCTTCCTATGAGAAGGGATTTTACCGAAGAAGAAATTTCTTTGCTTATTCAAGAAATAGGGGATGCCGGATTATGGAAAATACATAAAATAAGGATCGGAGAAAACCAAAAAGAAGAAATTTATATTGAGGACCCTTATTTTAGGGAAAAACAGCCGGTTCCAGGTGAAAGATATCCAAGTCATATAAAAGAGTTAATAAAAAATAGAGGCGAATCGACTCCATTACAGAGTCGAAACGGTTCCATAACTGAACTGAACAGAACTGAACTGAACAGAACTGAACTGAACTATCTTATGTTCACAAGTCTCTATAATTCTGAATGTCCAAACCTCATAAAATCAATAAGACTGTCAAAGGACAGAATAAGGAAAATAAACATTCGAATCAATGAGTGTTCGGATATAAATTGGTGGACAGAAGTGTTTAAAAAAGCAAATCTTATTTTTCTCCCTCCAAATGAAAAATATCCTTCGGGATGGAAACCTGATCTCGAATTTTTAATCCACAATGGAGATAATGCCATTAAGGTTTACGAGGGGAAATACGATAATTACGGTCCACCGGGGGGTTTTGGTGGAGCAAAAATATGGCTCGAAGCTAAAGAAAGAGAAGATGAAAAAACAGGATCGTAAGAGATTTGCCTTTGCGATTAAACAACTTGAAGTTACCTTTCCGAGCAACCTGTCAGATGTGGAAAAGGCAATCAGGATAGATATATTCTGGAAAAAATTAGAATCACACCCTATTGAATCGGTCGAGAAGGCGATCGATAGTTATAATGGAAAATTCTTTCCAAAACCCATTGAAATCATCGGTCTTATTTTAGACCAAGCTGAGGAAATTTATCACAAGGGACTACCGGCTCCAGATCGAACCCTCATCGAATATAAGGGACTCACACAGGAAGAATCGAAACGAATTTTAGACCAAGTTAACGAGAGGATGAGAAGAATATTCCCGGATTGGGACAAGGAAGGTTTACTTAAAAACCATAAACTAATTTTAAGACAACTTAAGGACGCTTCTCCGACTCTTTCAATCGAAAGAGCTAAAATATTCGAAAAGAAGAGGCAGGTTCAGAAAGAAAAGATTAAGTCACTTTGAGGAGGGGGGGGGGTAAAAGATGCCTAAGACGAGAAAGTGTAACCATACCGAATGGATTTATGAGCGTAAATCTTGTTGCTATATTTTAAGATGTGCAAATTTAGACTGCGCTCTCACCACAACGGCTTACTATGTCAAGGGCAAGAGGCCTAATGTTGGGGATCGAGTTAAACTCGACGGGGAGATAATGGAAATAGTAGAGGGAAAAAACCAATGAATATCATGGGAATAGACTTATCACTCACCGCAACGGGAATTGTGGCTATTACTGATAATTTGAGCACCATTTATTTACAGGAATTGATTAAATCTTCGCCAAAAATAGACCAGAAGATGATTGACAGAATATGCGAAATTAGGAATAAGGTTATGGATGTGATCGAATTAGTAAGACCCGACCGAATAGTAATTGAAGGTCTAAGTTATGGCAGTAAAAATACATCCTCCCTGTGTGATCTTGCAAAACTTAATTTTGCCATCGAAGTCTATTGTCGTAATATGGGAATTCCCTATGAGATAGTTCCCCCGACAACATTAAAGAAGTTTATCACTGGCAAGGGTAATTGCAAAAAAGACTTAATGCTGATGAAGGTATTTAAGCGATGGGGTGCCGAATTCGAGGATGATAATCTATGTGATGCCTTTGCACTTTGTAAGTACGGGGAAGTAAAAATTGATACGGAGAAAAAGGAATGAAACCTTGGACAATTTGTCTTGTATATGAAATCCCCTGTTGGTATTTAGATGGACAATATATTCCGGTTTCCTCTACTGTAAATAGCGAATAACAAGGAGACAAAATGCTTGCAGAAATAATGCATAAAATTATTGGATTTGAGAAGGAAGATGCCGGGCCATATTACCCGCGTCCCAGTATCGCGGGTCCAGAGCGGTGTATCCGACAGATGACATATTGGGGGAATGGAACCCCACAAGATAAGTTAATCGCTGACCGGGCTATCTCGGTAATGGATGACTCAAGATGGCAGGAAGAATTATCGGCGGATACTTTAAGAAAATCCGTTTACAAAGTCCATTCCGAGCAAATGCCTATTGATTGTCTCCGTCTTGATTTTCTAAAAAAGATTCCAACCCACTACTGTAAAATATGTGAAAAGGAAAGTTGGGGAGATGTTCTACATGGACATATTGATTGGATGATTAAGGACATACTGGATAATGAGTATTTAATCGAACACAAGGCTATTAATCATTTTGCGTTCATCCGGTACTGGAACGGTGAAATGCCACTTGACTATTTCGCCCAATGTTGTCTCTATCTTACGGGTATTCAGCGGGTTTTGAATGATATTGACCGGGCAATACTGCTCGTCAAAAACAAGAATACCAGCCAGTTCATTGACTATAAACTATTCTACGAACATGAGAATGACAACGTTCATGTCGAAGAGATCTGCCACTCCAATGGTGAGAAAAAGATTGGGAACCCTTATCTATTCACCATGGAAAAAGTTGTCGGTAATGCCGTTGACAAGTTCGCTCTCGTTCACCGATTCACGGAAAGTAAAACCCTTCCCGAACGTCCGTTTCAGTATGGAACTAAATGGCCCTGCGGATACTGTAATTATGGGGATACCTGTTGGGAAGGCTATCAGGAGGAATTTGAGGCCAGATTGGATGAGGGAACCTTACCAGAAGAATACTTGGATGCTTGCCGGTACTATCTTGAATTAAACGGCCATATTAGTGCGATGCAAGAAGAAAAAGACGAAATACGGGATAAGATTATTGAGGCGATTAAAATCCAGAACGCTAAGAAGGCGAGAATCGGAGAATATGTCGTCACCGTCAGACTTCAGGAGTTTAAATCTCTTGATCAGGATGCACCAGAGGTATTGCGAAAACAATGTACCAAGACTTCGACTAAGGAGATTTTGACCATTCGTAAACCTAAACCGAAGATGATGAAAGGAAGGTAATAACTATGAAGTACAATCGCATAAAAGGTGAGAATAGACCTCAGAATATGCTCAGACTTCCGTTGCTCGGAAAGATAAGATTAGGTGTCAAAAAGGTCTCGGAAAAGAGTGGTAAAGAATACCCTTCCGAAACCGATTATTTTGTCTGCTCTCCCGAGATTCGAGCAAAATATGGTGACAAACCCAAAACCCTCCCGGTAATGCTTCCCGTAGAAGATGAAGAAAAATTTCTTCGCCAGTTCTACGCCGTCTATGGAAGCAATCAAAAACTTAAATGTATCGGAGATGGCGAGACCTGTGAACGTCGTCATGAAGAGAAAAGAGAGGAAATGGTATGTCCTCATCCAGAGAATTGTGAATATGGTAAAGCTAATCATTGCCATGCCAGAACAATTGTCCAGGTTGTCCTGCCAGATATCAACATGGGTGGGGTATTCCAAATTTCAACCGGATCTGTCAATTCGGACATTGACATCCGGTCTGGTATTGAAATGGCGAGATACCTCTTCGGACGTATATCGTGGGTCCCTATGCTCCTCCAGAGAGAAGAGAAGAAAATCCCAGACCCTAAAGACGGGAAAATGCAGACGCATTGGCCGGTCAAGTTATTCCCGATCAGCACAGTTGAGCAGGCCAATATGATCCGCCAGGACAATAAGCGGATCATAGAGCACCAAAAGCGATTAGAGTTGCCGGAGAAGATTATTGACGGTTCCCAAGATGACACCCCAATTGAGATGATTCCCGAAGATCTGGGGTCAGAGGTCGAGACCTACGGTCAGGCACGACAGGAGAAGCCACCAGAAGACAGGGTAGGGCAGCAGAAGGCAGGGGAAGACGGTTCAGATGGCACCCTTATCCTACCATCAGAAAATGGCAAGTCTCGCCAGAACGCAGAATTTGAACTCACAGGGGGTAATGCCTCCGAAGCCCCAGAAACGGGTGAAAAACCGACAGAGGGAGAGCCGACCGTGGATTATAACCTTGTAGTCAGGAGTTTTATCAAGGACATAAAACAATACACCAAAGAGAAGGATCTACATCAATGGTGGCAGGGGAATTGGAAGCACTTTAAAGAACAATATCCAGAGGAGTTATACGAGGAATTAGTGAGGGCAGTTAATAAGCAAGTTGCGGTCATAAAGAAAGGGAAATCCAGGGGGTAATGAAAGACGGAAAATACTGGGATGTATCGTGGAACCCCGTAACCGGTTGCTCTCCTTGTAGCCCCGGCTGTGACAATTGCTGGGCCAAACGAATGGCCTATCGTTTCAAGGGTAGATATGACGGGTATCCCATCGATGATCCATTCAGGGTAACTTTTCATCCCGAACGATTGAATGATCCTTTGAAATGGAGAAAACCCAAACGGATATTCGTTGGCGATATGGGGGATATGTTTCATCCAGATGTTGATAAATTTTGGATTGGATCAGTTATGGATACTGTTCATCATGCCTATTGGCATACTTTTTTCTTACTTACAAAAAGACCTGAACGAATGAAAAATATTCTTTCAAATTGGAATCTTGACAATTTCAAAAACCTTCGACTCGGTGTCACTGTCTGTAGTTCGGATGAACTTTGGAAGATTGAAAATTTATTTAAAATACCGGGGGCATTTAAATGGCTGAGCCTGGAGCCATTACTTGGAGATTTGGATATTTTGAAACATCTTGATCCTTATTCGCCACATCTAAACTGGATTGTGGTAGGTGCAGAATCAGGGCCAGGAAGAAGACCGGCGAAAATCGAATGGATAAGATCCATCGTTAACCAATGTGGATATGCCAATATCCCTTGCTTTGTAAAACAGATAGAAGTAGCGGGAAGAATATCAAGAAATCCCAATGAATGGTCTGACGAAAATATTAGGGTTAGGGAGATACCATGAGAGTCATTATTGGTGAAGACAGAAAAGACCTAAAAACAGAAGATAAAACCTTCTTTAATGATGACGTTGAAGTTGGACATCCAATCAAATTGACCTTTCCACTTACTCCGAAAAGTATGAGGGTTGCCTTTGTAAAAGACAGGAAAGAAGAAGTTTGGTTTTGTTATTTAAAGCATGAACCGCATATCTAAATTATTTGATCCTTTCGATTTTAAAATCCCCATAGCAATCTTAGCATTCCTCACAGATCTACATTTCTGTTTTAATTTCAATCTGCCACCGACTCGTTTATAAATCTTTCTACCCTTTCTAACCCAAGGCATAACTCACCAAATTATTTAGCCAAAAGATATCCAATGATGACAGCAATCCCTCCCGCAATGCCTAAAAGTTGCCAATTACTTGAAGGTTTAGATGTCTCAACCAATTTAATCGCCCGATCAGCGACCTGCATCATGTCTGTCAACGCTCTCCTGGTTGCCAAAACCTCCATATCTTTTATTTCACCTATCCTATCTTTCAGGATGATTTCTTGTTTGGCAAGTTCTAATTCCTTTTCGAGATTGGCGATACGCCGATCCTTTAAGGCATCTTGCTCTTTCCGTAGGTTGAGCTCCCGGCGGTCGAGATCGCATTCTTTTTCGTTTCTTAAAATACTCTGAGCGTCATCGAGGGGGAAGGATAACTGTTGGCCGGTAGCCACGTTTGCGAAACTCATCGGCAAGAACGTCAGGATTAGTAGGAATGATAATGGCATCGCGGTCTTTTTTAAGGCCAACAATCTCATTATTTTTTTCATTAACCAACCTCGTTAATCGTTGAGACTCCGCTTCGGCGGAGAGTCTTTTTCGCTGAATATCTTTAACCTGGTTTTGCAATTCGGCAATGGTTTTGGCTTTTTCCTTTTGGTCTTGTTCAAGCCCTTGTACGATAGCAGTTTTATCCTCACGAAGATTATTCAAAGCCATATTGTAGAATTTTCTGTTTGTGCCAGTAATAGAACCAATCCAGATTAATAGTACCAGGGCTCCGATACTGATCGATACCAGTTTCAAATGGGTTTTTATCCAGATCATTATCCTTCCCCATTCCCTTAATAAATTGAATTACTTATTAGAATTCGACCGTTATAGGTAAAATTGATTTCAAGTATATTATCACCGGGAGGAATGTATCCATCTGTTGTTTGGGGCGTAAAATATGACGGCGAGAAGTCTAATGGTATCATCCCATAATAAATACTTCCAGTATATTCACTGCGACCTAAATACAAATATCCTGGCACAGGTGTAAACTTATATGTGAAACTGGTAGTTGGGTCAAGCGAACAAACAGACACTGAACCATAAGTCTTCCCTGGCTGAACGTTTATAATAAATGTCTTCTTTAGCCCCGGAGATCCTGAGACGATATAATTCGTCAATCCCCATGATAATAATTGTGCGTCTTCGGGAATAGGTGTCGGTGGTATTGGCGGAGTCGGTGGAACAGGGATAGGGATCGGTGCAGGTATGGGAGTTGGCATTGGTTGATTAACTACAATCTCCTTCTCAAACTCTACCACATTATCAAACATTAATTTTACTTTCATCTTAATTTTCCTCTTTCTAATGAATTTTAGAGCATACCCACAATGCAAAATAGATAGCACCACCAGTAATTCCCACAGCGATTATGGATAGAATGATTGCTTCTTTCTTCGTCAACAAAGAAATCGGACCACTCATTAAAATCTCTCCTTCCTATGCGGGAAATTTAGCCGATCCTGTTTGAATATTCCCCTCGTCATATTTTCTATAATTTAACTCTGTATAGGATTTAAATCCCCTATATCCGAGCCATATTCCCATAGATCCAAGGTAAATTGTCGAATAGTTTCCACCAAGGACTTTCCACCCATTCATCACGGTTTGATTAAAAAATCCTACCAAAAGAAGGATCATTGTCATAAGTGTAAAAGCAAAACTGATTACCCATCCCTGTATGGCTCCATCTTTCACAAATTTTATTTTGTTGCGTCTCATCCATGCCTCCTTGCGGTCTCCCAGAGATCGAACACTCTATTAAACCAACCAAATATGAATTGTGGGTATTGTTTCCTCTTTGCAAAATACCAAGATGCACGGAGGAGTAAATAGTCTTTCCAATCATAGGAATCAGTGATAAAAGACTTTGCCATGCTAACTCCCATATTGACTGCGGTATCAAAGACTATCATATCAAATGGTTCTGTTAATAAATTACATCCCGATGCTTCCCAATATTCCACCCTGTAAATTTCTTTGGCTTGATCGAGGGCTTTGTCTTTTGATAAATTCCACATTTCCCTTACTTCTTGCGGATGGGATTTAGATGAAATACCAAATATAGTTCTTCCTCCTGGATCACTTGAGTCTTCCGACTTATATCCCTCCCATCGAATTACGAATTCAAAGGCTTTATTAAAGTCCGTTCCCATAATGAATTCCCCTATGACAGTTAGCACAAATCAGGATGCAGTCCGATACTTCTTTGGAAATCTTCTTTATACTACCAAGACCCAAAAGACTCCCTATGTCGAATTTCTTATTTCTCTTTGTGTGATGAAAATCATAAATGTGGTATTCATATTTATTTCTACATTTTGAACATTTGTCACCGAATAATTTAACCAATGTTTGTTTTAAAATCTTTATTCTGTGGGATTTAAAATGTTTTGAACATCTTCCTAATCCAGAACCATGTTTATTTAAAGGTATTTCACACTCTAAACAAATATCAAAAGGCATTTTTCTGTTTCTTATTGGTATACTTAATGATTTACCTTTTATGTTTCTAATATAATGAGCATTACAAAAACCGGAAGCATAAGCATTTCTGTCACAATTGCTTACACTACATTTATAATTTCTAAGGTTTGAGCCAATATTTCTAAATTTTGAGAATTTGGCTGATTCACTATATAATGCTTCCCATAATCTTTCTTCAATTAATTTACTATCCATTTTAAGTGTGAATTCCAATGCCGATTCAAGACCCATCTCAATTCCCCTTATACTATTTTTTCCTCAACCATTTTCCTAAAAAAGCCGTAAGCGGCTTCAATGGCCTTTTCTTCCGAAATGAACTCCTGACCCACTATTTGACCATACATATATTGTTCAATCACATATTGATTCTTTATCCCCCACCAACAAACGGCTATCAGTTGGGGACCGGATTCCACAGCAATAGCGGTAGTATCGCCTGCCGGAAAATATACCAACTTAAAATAACATTTTTTCCCCTTTATCGTAATTTCCTTCTCCCAGATATAATCTCCGTCCTTATCCGGGGCGACAGTCATCGCTATGGCCTTGATTCTTCCAAACGGAGGAGGTAACGACTTTTCGCTCCATGCAACGACAGACAACATTGCCACACAAACGAGGATACAGATCAACCCGATCAATACTCTACCTTTTCTCATCAGATATCTCCTTTTTTACGAGTTCAGCTATGTCACCTTCTCGCCTTTCAATAAATTTCTCAATCCTTTCACACCACGCCACCCATTTTTCAATAGACCCCTGCCAGACTATAAGTTGCCGTTTCAGACGTTTTATGTTGCCACCTACGACGGCCAATTCCTCTTGGATTTCTGGAATGACAGGATGGATACTCATTTTTTATCCCGATGGTTTCTAAGGAAATCGTTGATATCATCCAACCGCTCATGAATTCTTGCATGTCCATCAATGATAGTATCCAGTCGGTTATCAAGACCCTCCTTGAATTCGACAAAGGTTTCCTTGCTTAATTTCTTCTTGTCGAGATAAAAGATTCCTCCACCCCCCACAAAGAAAGCAATTATTGGTTGAAGCCATCCGTCAAGCATCTTTTGATCCGCCTTTCATCTTTTCTGCGATCATCGCTTCTAGATCGCCTTTCTTGAGTTTTAAGGTATCCCCCAAAATCTCGATCAAAGCCTCATGGCGAAGTTTTAATTTCTCAACCCGTTCATGAAGTGAATCGGGAAATCTCCTTTCCCCGTCATTAGATTCTGGTATTAATTTCCTTGCCTCTTCTTCCGTCAATACTTCCGCTGTCCATCCCTCTGGAAAATCCTTAATAGGAGGGTAATCATCAGAATTTTCGACATTAAACGCAATAACGAGCGTTTTGCCAAATTGATCCTTGAAATGAGTGGCTTTCAATTTTTTATTTCGACTCCAAATAATTCGGCTGAACCATCAGTTGGTGAAATTCTTATTATCCTTTTAGAAGGAATTTGCAAAATACCCTTTCCAACATTCCACTCCTCTACGTGAATATCATAGACATCAATCCATTCCCTAACCCCAGGTGAAGTCTCCTCATAAATCTGTAACATTTGAGAAGCTGGCCAACCAAAAATAAATGTAATAAAAAGAGTTTTCCCGGAGGTTACGGTATAAGGGGTAGCCGATGAAAGATACATAACGATGACTGAAATATCAGGATCTGAATCAAATTCTTTTATTCTGGCTTCGGCATATCCTGTGGCGTTTTGTGTAAGAAGATTGATGTAATCTCCATATTCTGCATACATTCCGTTGGTCAATTGCGGACGACGATTTATTACTACTCCTGCGCTTTCCGTTTCTATATTTGCACCGTTTATACTAATTGAAGCAATTTCCGCTGCCCCCCGATAAAGTTTGTAGCCTGCAATCAGGGCACATTTACCTGGAGGGACTTCATAGGTAGTAGTTCCAGCCCCCCCACTTTGTCGATATCTTTTGGAAGTAAGATGACTCATTTTCCAAGGGGTACTAAAATGTATAAGCTCCTGACCCTTAAAAATCATGTCATTCCCTTCAGGGGTTGGATCTGATGATGATTTTGTAGCATTTTCATTTCCAGCCTTATCATAGGCCGTCACCCAAAAAAAGTATGGCGTATTATAGCCAATAGTTATATCTCCCGATCCCGAGTAGGTGGATTTTCCAACGTTGATTGTGCTTTTATGACCTGGGTGGGACACATCATCTATGATTTTTGATGAAGCGGAATTATTGCTTGTCCAAACATAGATTTTATAACCGGCGACATCATCGGCTGCCGACTTAAGAAATGATATCTCAAATTTACCAATCTTTGTTGCAAGGACAATATTGCCAGGATTCCCGGGGGCCTCTGTATCCGCCGTGGGGTTGGCATTAGTCCACGTGCTATATGATCCGGTACGACCCCATTTATTGATCGCTCGAATTTTTGCCGAATAAGCCTGATTAGGATCGTTGTCTGTCCAGTATGCACTTGTAGCATTTTTCCCGGGAGTTAACGTTTTTTGGAGGACTCCCGAACCATCAGTGCCTGCATAGAGTTCAAGTTCATATCCCGATAGTTCTACATTCGAAGGGGGTGTCCAAGTGAGATTTGCCTTGACATTGTAAATTCGCCCTTTTGTAACGGCAACTGTTAATGTCAAGGTTAATGAAGTTGGAGCATTAGGCAAATTCCCACCCGCTACAATAGAGACTTCAGCACATGTATCACTCTCATTACCTGCTTCGTCATACGAAGAAACTCTTACGTAGACTGAGTTTCCTATAACAATCTCTTCAAGAATACCTGTGCTTGCGTTGGCAGCCTCTTGAATGGTTTTTGAAGTTCCCCTTCCCTCATAGACCATATTTGCAGGTCCTGGAGTGAAGCCGGCTACTTTTGCCGCATAAACCCGAAATCCCTTGAAGTCGGGGTATCCAAGCTGGCTGATGGCTGCCCATCTTGCCGTAACTTTCTTTCCATCTTGTGTTAGAACAAGATTTGTGGGAACGGGTGGGGGGGTTGTATCTGTCACCGCTGCAGCATTGGCCCAGGATGACCAACCGCCTGTCCGTCCCCACTTGTTTATCGCCCTGATCCTGGCAGAGTAAGATTGATTTGGTGCATTGTCTGTCCACTTATCCTGGATCGCATTTTTTGTAGGAGATGATGTCCGCTGCAAAACACCACTTCCATTTGATCCCTCATATAACTCTAAATCATATCCCGATAGTTCTACATTCGTTGGAGCCGTCCAAGTTAATACAGTTTTAACCTGATACTTACGGCCAGATACTAAAGAGAGTGTTGGTGTCAAGGTTAATGAAGTTGGAGCATTAGGCAAATTCCCACCAGGGACAATTGAAACCTCTGAACACTTGTTACTCTCATTATCTGCTTCGTCATACGAAGAAACTCTTACGTAGACTGAGTTTCCTATAACAATCTCTTCAAGAATACCTGTGCTTGCGTTGGCAGCCTCTTGAAAAGTAAGTGTAGTGCTTTTAGC